AGAAAAGCTAAACAATTTGATAGAGAGTTACAAGTTGCAGCATTGTCTATGGAAGAAGATAAGACTAAGAGAACTCTTGATATAGCTGAAGCTGACTCTGCTATAAACACAGAATATAAACAAGCAATGATAGGGGCTATTGGAAGGAAGGACCTTGATACTATGACTGCATTAGAGTTAACACAATTTGTTCCTTCTGAAATTAAACTTGCAGGTGGACAGAAATTTGATTTATCAGGTTATGAGACACGTATTGGTTTAAGAGCACAACAATTAATGGTCCAAAACAAGATGGGTTCTCATGATGCAATGCAGCAAGCAATCGCTGATGAAATAAGTAGTTCTGGTATAACTCCTGATGTAGGTTTGTTAACTAGGATATCATCTGCAATGAAGTCTGTTTTCAATTAAAATAATGTATCATGGCACAAAATTTAACAGATTTAATTAATTTTGAGTTAAGTAGAAATCCTGAGTATTTAGAAAAATTAAAAAAAGCTAAAGAAGAAAGGGTAAACTCTTTTGGTTCAGCAGTTGAACGAGCAGCAGTAGGAACTAAGAAAGCATTGTTTGATGGGTTTGATGCAGTGGGTACTGCTATTGAAACTAAGTCAGGAAAAGAAACTGATTTTACTAACTACTTACAAAAGATAGGTAAAAAAAATTCAAGTAAAGCACAAGCTCAACTAGAATCTTTAGGCACACCTACAATTAATACTGATGTTTTAAAAATAAAAAATGTAGGAGATGCAGCAGAGTTTGGAAAAACTGCAGTAGGTACAATGGCAGGTTCTGTAGGTACTCAACTTTCTATGGCTGCTCCTATTAAATTTGTAGGTAAATTATTTTTTGGAGCTTCTGTTCCAGGTAGAATACTATCAACAGCCTTTGCTGCCTTACCTTTTATTGGCACCTCTATTGGTGAAATATATAAATCAGCAGTAAATAAAGGAGCAAGTCCTGAAGAAGCTGCAGAAAAATCTATACTAGGTGGAATTGCTAATGGATTAATTGATTCTAACTTTGGTGCTTTATTATATCGTAAAATATTTAGTCCTGTTGATGCTGCTCAAAAAATATCAGAACTAAGTAAAACAAAATTATCTAAAGCTATTGGTAAAGATGTTGTAAAAGTTGGTGCAACAGGTGCAGCAACTGAGGCTGCTGTTGCAGCTAACACTGAAATAATTTCTAATCAAATAGCAGGTATTCCCACAGATACAAAAGAATTAAGTAGACGTGTTATTAATGATGCTGCAGTAGGTGCAGTAGGTGGTGCTGCAATTAGTCCTGTTACAGGCACTATGTCTAAACTTGAAACAGATGCCTTAATTGAAAACAAAAAAGAATCTGATGAATTTATTCAAATAGCTGAAAAAATAAAAGAAGAAGACATTGCAAACTTAGGTACGATTAGAAGAACAACTTCATCAATAGAAAGACTTGAACAGCGAATTAAATTATTAGATAAGAAAGCTGATGAAGCTAATAAAAAAGTAGGTAGTGTAGATTTTATTGAACAGACAGGAGTAAAGTTAGTTGATTTAAAAACTAAAAGAAAAACTTTACTTGATGAATATAAACAAGCTAGACAAAATGCATTAGTTAATGAAGCAAAGCAAAAAAGAATTGAGATAAAAAATATAGATGAAGAAATTAATAACGTAAGAAAACAAACTCAACAAGATACAACGTACTCAACAAGAGCAGGTAAAGTAAGAGCACGTTTACAAGATGAAATAAATAAACAAAGAGATATATTAAATCTAGCTAAATCAAAAGGTCAAAATAAAGGTGAACTTTTAGTTTCTCCTGAGATGTTAGGAGGGGGTAAGCCTAATTTTATTTCTAATCTTTATCAAGGAAGTATTCTACAAAAATTATTTGGAAGAGCAACTTCTCCTTTACGTCAAAGAGCAATTCAAAATTATAGAGAAAAAGGTGATACACAAGTTTTTAGAATTTATAATTATTTTGAAACATTTTATCCTGAAGCACAAGCACTAACAGGTAAATATTTATCTCCTATTATAGAAGCTGTAAGAACATTACAACCTCCAGCAAGAACAGGTGTTAGAGATATAAGTTCTGCATTGTCTTTAGGTTTTATTAAAGAAAGTCCTACAATTGCTTTAAAAAATCAAGAACTTTTAATGGTATCTTTACAAAATAACAAAGGTTATATTTTTACAAAATTAGGTAATACAAAGTTAGCAAAAAAAATTGATGAAGCAGATACTGTTATAAGAAAAGTATTAAGAGAAGTATATGGTGATGCAAGAGATGTAGGTATAGATGTAAACTATTTACCAAATTATGTTCCTGCTCGTTATTTACTTGAAAGTAAAAAGAACCAAGAAAAATTTAAAGAGATAGCTAGAAAATATATTAAAGATGATAATCAAATTGAAGGTATTGTTGAAAGTATAAATGATGAAGGTGGTTATTATTTAACAAAGATGAAGGGGAAAATAAAAAAAGATATTCCTGATAGAACAGCTAATGTTAATTTAGAGAAACGTAGAAAACTTCCACAAGAAATGATAAATGAATTACAGAGTGAAGGATTAGTTGATACTAATATACTTGAAATACTTCCTAGTTATTTATCAAGAGCAGCTAAAGATATTCAATTTGAAAAGAGTTTTAAAAATATAGAAACTAATGCAAGAGATTTAATGAGCAAAGGTTTATTAAATGATAAAGAATTTAATACAATAGGTAATACACTTCAAGCAATACAAGGTAAATATGGTACTCAAGTTCCTAAAGGTTTTGCAAAAGGAGCTTATAATTTTGCACTATCAACAGCTTACTTTTATACTTTACCTTTTGCAGCTTTAACTGCATTAAGTGAACCTTTAATTTTATTAGGTTCTCTTAGACCAGGAGCAGCTTTAGTGTCTGCTTTAAAATTACCTGTTAATGCTTTTCTTAGAACTGCAAGATTATTTTTTCCACGTATAAAAAAATCCAATACAGAGAAAGCCTTTCAAGAAATTATGTATGGACTAGATGGTTCATTAACAGAAAGAATGGTTTCTTCTTCTGCTATAGAGTTACCTAGAAGGTCTACAAATGCTTTCTTTAAAGCTACTATGTTAACTCAAGTTACACAGTTGTCACGTCAGATGGCTTTCAATGGTTTTAAATCAGAGTTAAAAAAAGATACAAGTAGTATTGTTAATGGTAATTTAAAAGGTACTGTTAAAGGTTTAGAGTTGCAAAGAAAATATCAACAAGTAGGTATTCCAGATATCTTTAAATTAGTAGATGATATAACTGGTAAGCCTTTTGAAGATACATTTAGAGAAAATAATATTATTAAAGCTGCAGCTACTCGTTTTGTAGATAAAATAATTATGACACCTAACCCTACTAATAGACCTTTATGGATGTCTAGTCCTGTATTAGCAGCTACTTCACAATTAAAAAGTTTTGCTTTTGTTTTTGGTAACACAGTAGGTTTTCAATTATTAAAAAAATTAATAGGTACAAATGTGCGACCTACTGAAAGAGCAAATGCTTTACTTAAAAATGGTGTTGCTATGTCTATGATTATATTAGTATCTATGTATACTGACTTATTAAAAGAAATGTTTAGAAGTTCAGGAACTGATGATGAAATAAAAGATTTAAAAGCTTTAATAAAAAAAAGAACAGACAATGGACAGAACTATGTGTTTGATGTTATAGCTGGTACAAATATAGCAGGTGGTGGTACTGCATTTAAACATGCATTAGATGCTGCACGTTATGGTCAAAGTCCACTTGTATCATTACTACTAGGTCCTATAGGTTCAAAAGCAGATGCTTTATTTAAAGGTGTAAGTAATGTTTTAAAAGATGACCCTAATGCTAAACCTTTAGTTAGAGAAGTATTAACTATTAATCCAATTCTATCTGCCAATAAAGATGCAAGAGATGCAGCAATAAAAATGATATTAGGAGAAGATGATGATTTTAAAAGCTATGAAGAATTTATAAAGGATATGGACTTAAATATATGAAGGAAAACTTAGAAGCTAGATTAGCTGCCTTAGAAGCTAGGAATGAGGAGCAACACAAAGAGGTTGCCAACAAACTTGAGGTAGCTTTTGAATTAATTAATAAACAGACTCAGCTTATCTCTGACTTAAGAGCAGACATAGCTAGAGGTTCAGGAGCTATTAAGGCTGTGTTCATAATGGGTGCAGCATTAGGTATGATTTACACATGGATAAAATTAATATAGCATTAGTTCTTTTAGTCATTGAAATATGTCTACATTGTTTTGAGATAGTGATTGATGTTTTACAATATTTTAATTTAACAAATCTAATATGAACTTAATTAATTTAACACAGGCAGCTAAAGACCATTTAAATAAATTAACTAGCGACAACAATAAAAAATATGTTCGTCTTGAAGTTAAGGGTGGTGGCTGTGCTGGATTTAAATATGATTGGTCATTTGATGATATAATACAGGACTCTGATGAGCATGTTGACTTTGATGGGTTTACTTTATTGCTTGATAGGTCTAGCTTATTATACTTAACAGGCATGACTATTGAATATAAACAACAAATATTTGGTAGCTTTTTAGAACTACAAAATCCTAATGCAACAAGTAGTTGTGGATGTGGAGAAAGTTTTGGAGTATGACATATAGTAAAGAACTATTAGACCATTATGAAAAGCCTAGAAATGTAGGCTCAATGGATAAAGATTCTGCAGAGGTAGGCACTGGATTAGTAGGTGCTCCTGCCTGTGGTGATGTAATGAAACTACAAATTAAGGTAGGTGATGAAGGTGTTATTCAAGATGCTAAGTTTAAAACATTTGGATGTGGGTCAGCGATAGCTTCAAGCTCACTAATAACTGAATGGGTTAAGGGAAAGAACATAGATGAAGCTAATAAGATAAAGAACACTGAGATAGCAAAGCATCTAGCCTTACCTCCAGTTAAGATTCATTGTTCTGTTCTTGCTGAAGATGCAATCAAAGCAGCAGTAAAAGATTATAAGGATAAGAATAAGTAGCCAACTGTGATATAGGCTTACATAAAAAAACCCCTAGTTAACTTAATAGCTAGGGGTTTTTTTTTAGTTTGTTTTATACTATTTACTTTTCAGCACAAGCATAAGAATTAATTTCTAAACCTACAGATATTTCTGCGATAGTTGGTTGTGTCCATGTACTCATATTATTTTTCCTTCCAAGTTTTAATACCTTTCTCAGCACCTCTACTTATAATGTAACCACCTATACCAATCTGTAGTAAATCAAACAGTTTCATTACCACTTGGTCAGATAAGTTTTCAGGGTGAACCCCAAACCAATATAAGAATAGCAATCCTAAAAAAGATAGCATTGTTAAAGGTCTCCAATTACGTTGTAACCAACCCTCACCTTTAGCTTCAGCAACGACAACAGAGGCAGCAGCTTTTTCAATATCTGCTGAGTGTGTCACAAGTGCCTTGTTTAATTCCTGCATAGCCTTTTGTTGTCCAGCTTTGTCAGGTATTACTCTATCAAGAACCTTGCCTAGTATAGGTGCTAGTAAATTTAAAAACATATTTGTACTCCTTATAGTGTGTATAATAACACAAAATAGTTTAAAAGAAAAGAGTTATTTTATTATTTTTATCCACAGCTCCCTTGCCTTCTAAGCATATTAAAGTATTTTCTGGGGATAACTTTTCGTACCTTTTATGTAGAGGTTTGGTATGAAAATAAAAGTAACCTTCGTGAAGAGGAAAATATTCTTTTTTATTATTTATTTTATTAATATAAAATAAACCACAATGAGAGTTACCTACATGTATAGGTACAGTAAAATAAAACTGTGCATTTAATCCTAAATTATAATAAGTTCCATCTTCGTCTATGATTTCAAACCCTGGAGTTGAAGTTGTATTATTAAACTCAGGCTTGTCTACATATAACATAGTCAATGCTTTCTGTATCTTATATAATAAAGAAGGAAACTTTTCAAAGACAATAGGATTATTTTTTAAGCACCTATCTTCATAAGCTCCATTACTATCTATAAGTTCTCTACCTGAACCTAATGACAGACGATTATTGTAATGAGTCCAAGACTCTTCTAAGTTAAGAACACTTTGATGAATGGTTTTACAACCTCTTTCATCTAAGAAATCTTTAAGTATTACTGCTGAGTGTAGTGCCATAATCAGGTAGCCTTTGTGGTTGTTGTAATTTCCATAACTCAGAAACTAATGTATCTTCTCCATAAAATTCCATGTACATATCTACATCTGTTCTTTGTAATAATTTTTCTACGTCTTGTGCCATAGCCAATAGTTCACCAGTAGTCCAAAACTTTTTACCATTAGTAACTACATGTAGATACTTTTGTTTACCTGTACCATCTACTTCAGTCTTGTCTTTTGGTTCAGGCACTGAGCAATCAAATCCAAATAGATTAAAGTTTCTAAAACCTAATGTATGTCCTACACTAATGGCTCTCATAGCTGCACATGTGCCACCTGTAAGTAGTGTAGCATTCTGTGGTATGCCTAGTTCTTTAGGGATGACAACCTTACCATCTTTTTCTTTTTCAACAATAGCATCTGAGTAAGCATTCCAACCTACTATAGTTGCATTAGATTTTTTTAATAATTGTATTACAGATATATCTGTCATAGATGATACAAAGAAATTAGTTTCTTTTGGTACAACTTTAAATAAATCTTTACGTACAATACCATGTGTACTTGTTCCTTCAATAGGTCTAGGGTCAAGTATGTTACAACCCCAAGGTATAATCCCCTGTTCTAATAACATAGGAAGGGAATGTTTAACACATATTATTTTATCTTTAGTTTCTTTTAAATAGTCTATATGCTTTAGAAAAGAAGGACCACCTGAAACAATATTTAATGTCTCTCCATTAGGTTTGCATTTTTCTAACCATGAGTTCATAGCCTTAACATTTTCTTTAATGTTTTTCCTGATGTCATCTACTGGCATACAGTCTTTAGGTTTAACTATAATAGGTACTTCTTTTAGAACTGATGGTAGTTCGTCTAGTTTGTTATCATGTATAACAACACCTAGATGAGTGATACCTCCACCCATAACAGGGTCTTGAGAAGGTAAGACTTTTCTTCTTAGCTTATTATCTAAGGCATTAAATACTTTATTAGTTCCTTGATGTTCTTCAACAACTTCTTTTCCATCTACATCTTTAGTAAAGAAGTCATCAAAGATTACAATAGGAAATGTCTTAGTCATATTGTAATCATGTTGTACTGTATCTTCACTATGCCCACCATCTAAGTAAGCTAAGTCAAAATCTTTTTGTTCAGTTAAAGTTTCTTTGGTATTACCTTTAACTAATTCAAAAGTAAATTCTTTTTTAAAGTTTTTCTTAACATGTTCTTTAAAATCATTTAGTCTTTTCTCTACTGCTTTGTAAAGATTATGTGGCTTGGTATTCATTTCAGTCTTGTCAGTAAACTCATCTGCATCTTCAAATAAATCATAGCCTTTGTAATGTACTTTATCTACATTGTCAAAAGCTGCCAATGCCATTTCAATTGCACGACCACCATTCCATGTACCTGTTTCAAGAAATCTTGAAAATTTATAGTGTCTGATAATTGTAGCAATTTGTTGGTATCGCTTTGGACCAGTAACATCAGGGGTAGTTTCATTTGATAGCTCCTGTTTTCTATTGCCTTTATAATGTTCTAAGTATTCTGTAAGAGGAGAGTTATTAAAAGCATCTAACCCATTTACTTCTGGTGTTAAGCTATGCTTCTTTAACCCATGTGCTCCATAAATATTAAATAATCTTTCAAATATAAAACCATCATGCCATTCTCTATAAGCTAGAACTTCATGACTATTATATATTCCTCTCATGTCTGCTAGTAAATCAAAAGGTGGGGTAGTATTTAAATTAAAAGCCATGAAGGATGTCTCACTATAATCAACATCTTTCCTACCAAGATGGACAAGCTCAGAACCAAGGGGAATAATTCTAAACAAGTCCTTCTTAGATAAAGGTTTCTTCAGGATAACGTCAGCATCTAACCATACTACCCAACCTACTTGCACACCTTCTTTAACCAACTTGAAGGAGAAGTCAGTTAAGGCATACACTTTGTGACACCATTTAATGGCATCTAATCTCCAATTGTAGGGCATCTTGCCACCTTGTGTGCCATCATGCCTTACCATCTCTTGTCTATACTGAATCATATCAGTACATCTATTTAAATTTTCAAAAGTTATCTTATTAGTTTTAGGAAACTCTTTAATTGTTTCTTCATCAAAGTCGTGATAGAAAACTGTAAGATGTAAGTCATCTGATAAATACTTAACACAAGAATCAACCATAAGTTTACCATATGTTGCCCAACCTTTCTTACTAAAAGAAGTTACAATATTTATATTGTCTTTACTCATCTCATTAACCTTACCCAATCTCCTATGTTTCCAGGAATAGTTGTTTGATATAATAATCTTTCATCATGCCAGTCTTGTGCAAATTGCATGTTCTCAAACTTACCACCAAACCAAGGACCACCTAATGAATAATGTATAGCTGAAGGTGACTCAGACATAGGAGTTATATCTGGTATATAATTCCAACAAGAAGGAATGGCTCCTATCTGGTCATCAGTTGTCCATTTAAATTGATGTAAGTCTAAACCTTTAGCTGTATTAACATATTCAGTTGTTAGTTTTTTAGTATCTTTATGTCCCATATTAATTAACATAAGAGAAGACCATAGTTTCTTTTCATATGCTAACTGTTTTTGTCCATCCATCTTTTCAGATTCTTTAGGTTGCCAATCAAACTTAACACAAGCAGCAGCATGATTAGGATATGTAGTCTCAACAAATTTAAATAACTTATCTACATCTTCTAAAAATAAAAAGTCACAGTCACAAAATAATATCCAACCTTTAGTTATATCATTTACTCTAGCAATTTCAGGTGCTAAGAAACGAGTATGACTAAACTCAGTTGAGAAAGGCTTGTCATCTATGACATCCATTCTTTGTCCTTCTGAGTCTTCAGTCCATTCTCTTGAGAATAATTCTGCACCTCTTAATGCTTTATAATTTAAATCAATTACAGTTAGGGGTCGTGAACTTCTTCTTAATAAAGAATGTTCACAAACTCTATATGCAATGTCTTCTCTATGGTCATAACCTATAAAACAAAAGTTAGTTTTATTTAATTCTAAAGGTCTTAACCACTCATACTCATGAGCTGTTTGTCTACTTCTGATTAACATAATAGTATTATACTCCTTTCCTAAAATAAAGTCAACCTCTTTAAACTATTTCACAAGCACCTGCAGTACAAGCAAGTTCTTTTGAAGAGGTTGTTGTATCTTCAGTTTCATAATTTACTAAGTCCATCCAGTTAATATTCTTAGGTGTCTTAGCTAACCACTCTTTGTAAGTCTTCTCATCTACTTCTTGATAAGGTGCTTGTTGATAGCTATGTTCAGAGTGAGGTAAGAAAGAAACTCCACTACATATTTCAAAGTTTTCATACACCCATGCACCTACCTTTAACCATTCATTTTCTTTTACATATACAGTAATAGAAGGTTTATGTTCACACCAATTTAATTGNTATACCTTCCATACTTCTAACTGTTCTAATGCACTCATTGTATCTCTCATAACTGAATGCTGTGGAGCTTTCATAGGGAAATAAAATACTTTAGTATCATTAGGTTTCATAACATCATCTTCTCCATAGAAACCTTTCTCTAACATCATGTCACATAAAGGGTCTTTCTTATCTGCTCTTACAGTTCTAAGATAGTAAGAAGAATATCTAGGGTGTATACCTGAAGCTGAATCAACAAGTTGTGATACAGTTCCTGAAGGTTTAACACAAGTAATAGCAGTAGATTGATTGATACCTAGTTTGTCTGCCCATTCTTTATTTACTTTAATAGCATGTTCTTTTAACTCTATTAACATATCTTTAAGAACTTGTTTATTAAAAATTTCTCCTGATAATATCTTATGGTCCATAATACCAGTAAGAGATACACCTAATAATCTTTCTTCTTCAGTGTTCTCTTTCCATTTTTTAGTAACATATCTAAAATTGGTAAGAGTAGATTGTAATGTACCAAAGATAGTAGCTATCTCTACTTTCTTTTTTAAATCTTCAATCTTATCTGAAGGTCTAACTACAACTTCACTTAAGTTACACGTTTGTTTATTACGTAATACTATTTCTGAACAGGGGTTTGTGCCAAACTCATGGTCACCATCTCTTCTACCTGAACGTGTTGCCATTTTTTGTGAAGCAACTCTATTAAAGATACCACGTTCTCCAGACTTTGAATCATATAATGACACCCATTCTTTCATGAATGTACCTATGTCAGGCATCTCAGTATATGCAACAGAGTTATTAGAATAACTTCTTTGTGGATTATCATCCCACCATTGTCCAGTCTTAGCATCTCTCATACGTAGGTCAGATAGATTAGACAAACTAATTAAAGCTGAACGTCTTACACCTCCACAGACAACAACGTCAGCTATCTTACATACAATGTCATGACACTCAAGAGAGTTTAACTTTCTACCTTTAGCTATCTTAAAAGTTTCAACAGTAAAATTAAATAAGTCAACCAAAGGTTTAGGACCACTGGCTCTACCTCCAAATGTTTTTAGTTTCTCTCCTGCTTTTCTAACTAATGACACATCAAACTCAGGGATTTGTCCTGCATACAACATAGCAATTAATTCTCTATAGGATTTTGCCCAACCAATTTTACTATCTTTTACTTTAATAACTGTGTCAGTCTTATGAAACTCTTCTTCAATAGTAGGTAGCTTACTGGTGTACTGTCTCTCAACACTAAACCCCACACCTGTGCCACACATAAGTACATACATTATCTCATCAAAGGTTCTTACATTATCAATAGCTACATATGAACAATTAAATCCTGCAATATTATCTTTGTCAAGTGCAGGTCCTGCAGTCATTAGTGCTCTCATTGAGGGCATCACATCCAACATAAGTATAGCATTAAACCATCTGTCATATTCATCTTTAGATATTTCTTTTTTAGTAATCTGTTTATATCTATCAGCCATATAAGAAACATATCTATCAACAGTTTCTTGCCAAGTCTCTCTTCTATTTTCTTTTTCTAACCACCTTGCATATCTTGATATTGCAATGTAGTTTTGGTATTCTGTTGGAAGTGTGTTACTATTCATAATTATTTAACCCCTTTTTGTTTATTGTTTAAGTTACGTATTCTATCATAACTATCTCTATGTGTCAATATCGCATTGATATGTCCACGAATAAAGCTAGTTCTTTTTGAATTAAGTATTTCTAATGCAATCCTTCTCATATAAGAAGGCTCTATGTTTGCACAACCACATACATAATCAAAATTCTTTTTTACCTCACCAAACTTTGTTGTAAACCAAAGCACAGCTTCTCTTTTATATCTTGAACTCTCAATGTCTCTTGTATCTTTTTGTGTAGCATCAAGTAATGCTTGTAAAATAACTGCCAAGAATAGAGTTCTCTCAGGACTTGTGTCACTGATAAAATAATTTTCAATTGTCTGAAAGAATTGTTCATTGCTTACCATTGTACCATTGTTTAGGAATGCCATCACTAATTTTACAGTAGTCAAAGTCATGCTTAACACACCACCCTGCATACGTCATTGTGCCACCCTTGTTCAACTTCTTATTAGGATTATCAAATGCAAACCTAACTATAATATCAGGATTACTATTCCTAAAAAATAAATGTTTCTTTCTCATTTCAATTGTTAGTCTACCTTTAACTTCTATATAAGTATTATTAGGTAGCATGAAGTCAGGACAATAAGTCTTGTGTTCATGCCATTCATATTTAAATTTCTCAGGTTCATATTTAACTTTTATTTTTTTTGATTTAAAAAATTCATAAACCTTTTTTTCTGAACCACTTCTAAATTTCATTTAATTTTTCTCATGTTAAAATAATTTCTAATGTGTAAACCTGTAAAGACAATACACATGATTAGCATAAATAAACTGTTAGACATTACTGACCATGTAATCCATATTATATTTGAAACCATCCCATATAAAGGTGCATAGTTATCTTTATTACCATACACCCATACAGTAACTACTGCACTAATCGCAGCGAGTAATTCAAATACACTAACCCACATCATCTAATTCAACCTCTTTTACATCAGGAACTTTTGATACTGTTGTTAAGTATCTTGGTCCATTCGCATAGATAAATTTTCTAAGACCTGTCCCATTGTTAGCATCTGACCAACAATCAATTTTATAATCACAGTAGGAACAGCTAACAGCAAGTTTCCTGTTGCCAGACATACCATCAGGAATATCATCATAACATTTGCTAGGTATTTTATCATCTGCGACAACATCTTTAAGATGTACGACCCTATCTTTTGCATTTATCATCTCCATATTATGGACCTGCATCAGTGCAAGTCTACCACTTTGTTTATCAATAGCTAAGAATGCTCCCTTATCTTTGCCTTGTGCTTCAACGTAACCTGATAGCTGTGCAATATAACCAAAGGGGTCATCATTTATTAATGAACGATTTAAAAATTTTTTAAATGAGTAAGCACTTGCAGACTTACAGTCTGTAACAACACCATCTATCTCACAATCTTGGTGTCCTTTGATACCCTCAATATCTACTTCTAATTGTTCATTCTTAACTTCATGTCCTGCAGTTTTAGCAAGTAATAATAAAAGTTCCTCAAGGATATGCCCATATGTAAACTTTATCTTTACCCAAGCAGGTAGGTTTTCTTTCTGAACATCTTTTGATTTATACCAAACTTGTCTGTCAGGCTTTCCTATCTGTGACATTCTTAAGTTATTATTTTCTGACCTTGTATTAAATAACATATGTATAGCTTTACCTACATTCTCACACATTAAATCTATGTCTTCCTTCTTAGGCTGGACTCCATTAGATATACTGTCATACATATCTTGTACTAAAGTTTCAATCTGTTTCATAGAAAAAAATAGGGGTGAGTTATTAGCTACACCCCTATGTATTTAAAGATTAATAAAGTTAAACAGGTATCTCAGCGAACTCCTGCTTAGAAGTTGTAGATGAAGTTACTACACTTCCATCTGGAATTTCCTCAAATGCTGAAGCTGATTCGTCTCCTGCATAAGGAACTAAGTCCACAACTTGTACTGCTTGTAAGTCTGCACTCACTCCAGTATTACCTGTTGGTTTATGTACCCACTCATATGTTTTATATAAAACATTTACAGCAGAACCATTACCAATTAGAGTTCCTTCAAGAGGTCTCTTCATATTGTCAATGACATCAGGTGCTTTGTTAAGGCTACCATCTTTTCTTTTAGCTTTTCTTTTGATAGTAACAAAGTCTCCTTTCTCATCTCCTTTGTTTTTAACCTTAAGACCATCTGATTCAGCAATCTTTTTGTTCTTAGAATCAAGAGATAAGTCTAAAGTATAGACACCATCAGAATCAAACGTAGTGTTAGGTGATACTACAGATGCCCAGTAGGCTTTACCATTTATAACAGTCATATATTCTCCTTGTTAGTTGTTATTATGTCGTATTAACTACGACTATCTTTAATTATGTATTATAACTTATGTCCTAATACATTGTCAACACCTAATAAAAATAATTATTTATTAGTGTGTCTCTGCCCAGTTACTGCCTATCTTAAACTCAGCATCAAGTGGACATTTAAGATTAAGTTGTTCAGTTGTCTCATTGATTGACAGTTTCACAACCTCTCCCATTTTTTGTACGTCATTCTTATTAACTTCAAACTGATACTCATCATGTATTGAAGCAACAAGATTAACATCCAAACCTTTTTGATAAATATGTCTTATCATATTTCTTAACCATACCTTACATGCAATAGCACCTGCTCCTTGTATAACAGTGTTCACTGCTTTATGTGCAGACCTAACAGGAAACAATCTACCATCTAGTCCTAAGACTCTGCCAGAGGCACCTGCTTGTTCTACTTGAGCACGAAATGATTTAAGTTTAGGTAGCTCAGATAAAAATTTGTTTATAAGTTTCTTACCTACACTAGCATCTTTAGAACCTACGATAGATGAAACCTTCATTGCTCCTGCTCCATACAAAAATGCATAGATAAAAGTCTTTGCTTGGTCTCTGTTGGTAAGTCCTGCCATGTTCATGTTTCTTGTATGTATATCTCCATTTAATATCTCATGTGTGTATGAGGGTGTATCAATAAAGTGTGCAAGTAATCTAAGTTCTAATCCACTTGCATCAGTACCAAAGATAACATGAGTATCAGGCTTGTCAGTAGTCCAACAAGACCTACACTCATTACCATAAGGTGAGTACACTGCAGGTATCTGAGCCATGTTAGGTTTAGTATGACTCATACGACCTGACACACATCTCAATGTTAATACACGACCATGTACTTTATTTGTCTTTGGATTAACTTCATCTATCCACGAAGATATTTGTGAAGTTCTTTTCTTTAATAACAAATACTCTGCTATTAGTTTAGCTTCAGGTACATCTTCAATCTTAGATAGCACACTCTCGTCTACAATAGGAGAGTTCTTATCAGTAAACTTTTTAGGTTTCCAACCTAACATCATAAGTCTTTCAGCTATCTGCTTACGAGATGCAAGATTAAAATTCTCATAAGTTACTTTGATAAAGGGTTCACCCTTAACATACCCACGACTTTTGTTATTTACCTTTGGTGTAAACTCTTCCTCTCTTTTTAAGGGAGGGAAAGTTTCATGCACTTTATTTTCTAGTTGTTCAGCTTTATCTGTTAACTGTGCATGTAAACTTGTAGCTTTCTGTTGGTCTAAATAAAATCCATTCTTCTCTTGTCTAGTAATAATTGCTCTAATGTCATGCTCTAATCTTAAGGACTCAAGTGAAAACTTTTTACCTTCAAGTCTTAAATGATTATAAACTTTATGTGTTAAGTCAACATCTCGTTTGCAATAAGTCAACATCTCATTACTAAATCCTGAGAAGTCATGGAAGTCTATCTTGCCCATGCCTAATCTTTTACCCCAAGAATCTAGTGAGTGTCCTCCTTCTCTTTCAGGGTTATATAGCTGAGACATAATTAAAGTATCTTCTATTTGAGATAGCTTTATATTTGTATCAGTTAATTTATTTAATACTGGAGCATCAAACCCTACTCCATTATGCATGATGATTTTCTCTGCATGTTTCTCTATAAACTTAGGAAACTTTGTATAGCAATCATCCCCAACAAAGGCATAGGTATCCCCTGACTCAATGTTCTTTGCAACAATACAATATATTATTGTCGCATCTAATGAGTCTGTTTCTATGTCTACAATTATATTCATTTTATATTAACATACTCCTTAATTGTTTTTATGTCAAATAGTTTTTGTAAATTTATTAAGTACATTCGTGAAGCAAAGTGGTCACCACCCTTCACAGATATTTTATTAGGTAAAGATTCTAATATTTCTTTAAGAGAATCTACTTCAAAGACTAGAGTTGCATAAGTTTTTTTACCTACACATAAGTTATGAAACCAGTAGTCAGCTTCAGTTGCAGCGATACCTGATGGCTTGCCATAACTCTCATACTCTATAGCTATGTTGCCTGTTTTTTGCCAGACATCTCTCTCAGATTTAACTTCAATCTTTTTATTTTGTAGCATGTCTTTGATAGAATCTTCTCTGACCTTGCCATAAGCTAAGTCAATATCAAATTTCTTTCTGTCTTTTTTCTTAGGTTCTAAAGTCATTTTCATCTTTCTCCTTAAAAGGGTTTTCAATCTCACTCATTCTACCATTCTCATCTGACCATAATAAATAAGAAGCTACACCAGTTGTACCTGCATATCTATTCTTTAAGACTCTAATGGTTGAAGTGTTACTTGCTATCTCATCTTCATCTTGTTGGTTTCTTTCCATACCAATCACTGCATCACTAAGTTGTGCGATTGAATGCGAACCTCTAAGATGTGATAGAGATACCTGCTTACCTTCTTCATGTCCTTTATCATTATCAAGTCTTCGTAAGTGACAGGCAAGTATGATACCAATCTTAACTTCTGAACATAAACTTCTGAGCTTAGTCATCAGCATGTCAATAGCTTTTCTTTCATTGCCATCATCTCTACCTGAGATAATCAAACTTAAATGGTCAAGGACAATCCACTTACAATCACAACCTTTAGCCATGTATCGTATACGATTGATGACATCATCATCTTCCATAGAACCAAAGTGGTCATAGATAACTAACCTATTACCCTTCATTTCTGCAGACCATTTATGTAAGTCTTCTTTAGTTTGTTTCTTCCACTCCTCAGGTTTATGTAACTGTTTGTTAACATGTATACCTACGAGTCCTCTGAAAGTTCTCTTGTGTTCTTCTTCAAGAAACATCAGACCAATACTGTCCTCAGTATTTTTCCAGATATGATAAACTAATTCTCTAAGTAGAGAAGACTTACCCATACCAGTACCTGATGTAAGAGTAACAAGTTCTCCCACTCTCATACCATAAAGTTTTTTATTGAGTCCCTCATATGGATATGAAATAGAGTGTACTTCTTTCTCATCCCACAAGGTATCTTGTATATCATCAAAGGTAACAATACCTGCAGGAGTAAATGACTTAGCATTCCACCAGTCTCTCATGAAGTGTTCTCTCTTGCCAGTTTTTAGATACTCATTAGCATCTTTCAAGTCAAGGTTAACGACCTTACATTTGTTAGGTGAAAATAGTTCAGCGACTTTACTTGCAGTTGCTCTGCCTATCTCGTCACTATCAAAACAGATAACTATATTCTCAAAGCTATTAAGATATTCAAAGTTATGTTTACAATCTCTGACTGCTGAAGCTACTCCATTCTTAATGGAAACACTTGCCCATTTAGAACCCATCATTTCATAGGCAGATAAGGCATCACATTCTCCCTCACATATAGTAAGATACTTACATGAACCTTCAGGAAATAAATGTTGTCCAAACAATTGTGCTGAACCAAAGTTACCTTGAGCAGTAAACTCTTTAGGTAAGGTTCTAATCTTATTGGCTACATGTTTCCTAGAGCCATCATAAAATGGATAGATATGTTTTGTAACCATACCATTGTTAGTAATAGTAGTCACACCATATTTTCTAGCAGTCTCTTGAGATATATTTCTATCTCTCAAAGATGTAGTCTGTCCAGTAGATAGGCTACTGTATGTATTATTGTGTGTGTTTGTCATTGGTATCACTTCTCCTTCTCCTTTCTCGTGGTAACCACAGTCAGGTGTGAAACAATAAGCATGTCCATCACTGTATCTACCTAAGTTATTTTTACTGCCACACTTTGGACAGTTCTCATGCTTAACAAATTGACTTTCATTCTGTAACATATTACCCCCTAATGTAATGTTGATTTATTTTTCTTGTCTGTTATCTTATCAAAGCTATCATCAAAATCTTCTTCAGCAGGTGGTAACTTACCTTGTTTCTCCAAGTCTATTTCAATAAGTTCCTGCATAGCATCATTCAATGCATTCTGTATTGTTAAGAATCCATATATCTGTTCTTCAGCTTTTGTTATTGCTAACAAAGATAGAACTCTTGCCATCACATACAATGCTTCAGGCTCATCATTCTTTTTTAGNAAGACAATAACTTGCTTGTAGAAGTCAGTCGTTAGTTCTTCTTTCTGGTCTTTGTCCATAGTCTTCTATTCCTTCTATAAAAGTATTAATATCATGTAGGCTAAGAGACTTAATATTGCTTTCACCACTTGCAGTTAAAACAAAATCAGTAATAGATGTAGGTAGTTCGTCATAAGTTTTATATTTCATAGTCATGTGCACCCTCTTTAAACCCTTTCATAATTAATTGTTTTCTTTTTAGTTCTGCATTATGAACTACTTTAATTAATTTGTCAAGATACCATTTTGCTTTTTGCAAATCTTCCAAAGGTTTATCCTTGTAATTGTATCGCCACAAATATTTTAAGTTGTTACCTTTTAAGTAACCTTTAAATTCTTCTTCAGTCATTGATGCTTGTATTGCATCTATACATTCCACCCCATGTTTATTATAATGAGGTGGGTTATTTACTAAATCTATCTTGCTCATCTATACTCCTTCTTAAAGCCACTACCACAATTAGGTTGGTACTGATAGTTGTAGTTCCATTTAATATCTTCTCTTCTCTTCAAAGGTACAAGAGGTTTTGGTTTTATATCTGGTAGTACCTCTCTAATTTCTTCTACCTTTTTTGCTTGGGTAGGTGTTAACTCTTTGAGATAAGGTTTTCTATGTTTCCATACTTCATTAGTAATACATATATAACCTGTTGCATTTTCTTCTTTTTGTTTATATCTTTCAAATACAGATTGACTATAAGAACAGTCAGGAATTTTACCAACATAAACTTCCTTTTCTCCTATGGGTGTATTCAATATCATTAGTATTATGAATTCATTTATCATTATCTATTCTCCTTTGTTATACATTTTTGTTTATAGTAAACATTACCTAGTAATGTAAGGCTAGGATTAACTGGGTTGGGTGTAGTCTTACCTACATATTCCCACTTACAATTCATAGTCTTATCGTTACTAGCTCGTTGATGGAAGAAGTCTGCATTGTTTAACGAGTAAAGATTAAATACAAAACCTATTATCAAACTTTCAATCATAATTATTTTCTCCTATTGTGTAAAGTATTATAAATATAAATAGTCCAAGTGCAAATGAAAAACTTATTTCAAAAATAAACCATAATAACCTTCCATATTTCATGTAGTTTCCTTTCTTTTAATATACATACAGAACTTGGGGGAGTTCTGTGTAGTCACTTCGCCTATCTATGTGTATGAATGTCTTAGCCACACCAACAGACCACCCTCGTTTCAAGGCAAGTTCAACTAAGTCCTTGCGAGATACACCATCTGAACATGCGACATCAACTGCACATGTATCTGTGTTGTATTTTGTATTACCTATTTTATGGAATGAGTTAGCACTCGCAGGATAACCACGAGACCTCAACCAATCATTGTGTTCTTGTGAACGACACGCTGAAGTAATAGTCATAGGCTTATTATACTCCATTCTAAATGCTATAAGTGTAGACAAAAATCCTTCTTGTAAAACTACATCATGACTTGTAGGACATTGTAGTTCTAAATCATTAAAGAAACTATTGTCGTTGTAATTTTTCCTTAAGCTCATCATTTTCCTTTCTTAATTCTTTTAATTTCTTATAAGAATTATATAATTGTTCAGTTAATAATTGTATTTCTTTTTCATAAGTCTCTTTGGGTATCATCTTTTGTTACCTCCTTGTTAAATATAAGAAAATTATACAGCTTTCTGTAAACTATGTCAAACTTATTCAACCATAGTCAAATTACTGACAGTATTATGTTGTATTATTACAACATTACTCTTCAAAGTAATCTTTAATCTCCTCAGGTGTCAAAAGATTGACAAGTATAGGTGTGTCTTCACCTATATATGCACCTTCAATATTAAAATCTATAAACTCAAGTGCTTCTTCATAAGACATGTCATCTCTTTTAACCAACTTGGTTATCATTTTCTGTTTGTCATAGATAAATACACTCAGCATACCACTTCGTGTACCTACACCTATGATACAGTCATCATAATCATCCCATATTTTCATCACTCACTCCTTTCTATTTTTATATGCCACCTATACTCAGGTTCTGAGATAGCATCTATAAATCTTGTATGTATTTTTAGCCCATGTTTTTTTAATAAAGAATTAATAACAGGTATCCCCTCTTTAAATCCTTCAGAGTAATAGCTATCGTGAAAGCCTAATTCTTTTATCTCATCTTTTACTTTACTCATCTTTCATCTCCTCAATCATTGCATCTATTTCCTCTGAACAGAAACCACATACCCAACCTTCAACATCACGAGGGTATCTATTAACAAACCTACCACTACCAAAGTGGCAAGGTTCACCACACTCCACACATATCTGTGAATCAAATAAATCTTTAGTCATCAGTCATCTCCTCTTCAACCTCAAACTCAAGCCTGCTTTGTATAGCAGACAGGAGTACAAGCATTGCTTGGTTAGGGTTAGGTGCAAAGTCATAGGTCAAATCAGTAGCTACCTCTGACAAGGCAGTTGCCACTGTCATAGGTTTAATCTTTTTCTGTATAGCTTTATTAACTATCTTCTCAAGCTCAGTAACTACCCATTCAAGTTGCTCTTCAACATGCACATCAGCATCTTTAAATTTCTTTTTGCTTTTAATGTCATATATATTATCACTCATTAACAATCCTCCATTTTTCTATAGGTGTCAAAGTTTCTAGGGTTCTCAAGTTTATATTCCTCTAAGTCAAACATAAATGTTAACTCGTCTGTCTCATAGATTTCTTCAATAATAAACTCGTCTACTCCCATTTCAAGTAGATAGTTTTCAGTCACAGACTTTCTTGTACCAGTGTCTCTGTTAGTCAGTGTAAATTTTTGGCTATTCATTTTTACTCCAATCTTTTTTAAGTTTATTAATTACTTCTGTAACATCGTATTTCGCTAAAGTTGTTGATGCTAATGCTTTTAGTTTAGCTTCTAAAGCTCCTTCAAACCTCTCAGTTATAGGAAGTTCAACCATAGATTCTATTTGTTCATCTTGAATATTGGTAGGGTCACCATTGTTTAATTCTTCATAGCCCCCTGCCCAAACTTTTTCTTCAACTTCTTCTATAGAAGCATCATCATCAACTTCTACTATGCATTGCCATTCAGCAGTACCATAAGTTGTTACAACATATTTTTTCATTAGTCTTTCTCCTTTGGATGTAGTGGAAACATAGTGTACTCACCATACTTTTCTTGGTGAAACTTTACATTACATTTCTCTGTTAAGTATTTGCGTAACTCTGAACCCTCATAACCCTCAGTGTCATACCATTTTTTCAAGGTTGGATTATCAAAATCCAATCTTAAAACTTCACTTGCGAATTGATTAGACATATCAATATCTATCTATTGGTGTCTTTAAATATTTACCCATTCGTTACCTCCTTAATTGAAATTGTTTTTAATCTATACATAATGGGATTGTTATTGCTTATGCATTCATACTGCACACACATGCCCTCAGTTGATAGGAGTGCATTCACCCCTCGTATAGTTATTTCAAAGGCATTTGCCTCGTCTTCATTATAAAATGTTAAGTTCATAGCAAAGTCCATAATTAAACTCCTAATATTTGTTTTGAATAATATAATGCATAACATACTGTTCCAAGTATTGCAAACACTTTTATAAATAACATCTGCATTTTCTTTTTCCTTTCTTTTTCAAGTTGTTTAGTTCTTCGTAAGAGGTACACATTCTCTATGTTCATGAGCCATACCTCCTCATATAAAACTTTTCTCTGGCTTTTTCTATTGAGGTCGTATCGTAATACTCTTCTAGCCATTCATCAGTCGCTGAGACTATTTGCCCATTGCTGATTATCTCTTTTACATAGGTGTCACCATACTCCCATGAACCATAGGTGAGAGGTGAGCTACAGGCAGTGTACCATCTTGAGTATTGGTTCTTACTCTCACCCTCTTTTGACTGATAGGTTTTAAGTATTGCCCAAGTCCAATCAGTTCTTGGGTCATGAAAAGTTGCATAAGGTTTATCAACTTTAACAGTCTTACCAAATTTATTTTTTGCCATATTTTTTAGTCCTTTCTTTATCAAAATATTTATTTAGTTGATTGTTAAAACTATCCAACACTATATTGGATAGTTCTTTACAAGCATCAGGGTGTAAGTCCTGAGTGCCATATATTACAAGCTTACTCATCACTGTAGCCACACTTGGTTATGATGTACTTTCTAGCGATTAGCTTTGGGTCTTCACGAAGTGGATAGGTTGCAAATCTTTCACCCACTTGAGTTATAATAGTCTGCATAGACCAACCCTTAATCTTAGGGTCAACTTTGCCTTGAGCCATAAGTGACTCAATATATTCGTGTATTTGTTGCATGTTGCAACTCCTTTCGCACTTGTGTTAATGTAAAATAAATAATATATAATACACAAGTATTATTATATATTATTTTTTTAGTACCAATTATATGGTTCGTTATCTTCTCTCTGCTCTTGCCTATGCTCTTGCACATCTTCACTTAAAAGATTATACAAATATTCATCAGCAAATTCGTCAAAGTATTCAGACTCCTCAGAGAGCATTTGGAACTCTCCAAAATGTACTTCATGCATATGCCACACTCTGTCTTTTATTTCTTCAAAGATTGCATTGACTACCTTAGTATCTGATGCAAATTCTTCAAAGTTAAACTTGGTAATTCTCTCACCATTGTAGATGAATGTAGTTGTTTCTTCATCATACAATCTAGCAAGATGATATTCTATTTTAGAATATAAATCCTCTTGCATTTTTAAATGTTGATTTGACATAGTCAAACTCCTTTCTTTTTGTTATGCCACATAATATATCTGGCTTGTTACCCTACCAACAAAATGTCTTTTTGAAAGTAGAACTTGTTTAGCTTTAGCTAATGGTTTCCTAGAGGTTGCATCAACAAAGCTACTGTACTTATAAGGATTATAAGTAGCTACCTTGATAGGAAAGTTAGGTTCAAACTCACTCTCCCAAGTGCCTACAACATAGGCATGTACATTCTTTTTCTTTTCTCGCAACACTCTTTGTCTGCCTTTCTCTGATACTTTGAACTGTGCATCAAGCAATGGCACACAGTTACTGTGTTTAATTACTTTGCCATAGTTCTCTTTCTCAAGAGAAACAATAGAATAACAGTTCTTATGTAGGTTGTAATAAACTTTAACTCTCATTATAATTTCTCCTATTATTTATTTAAAATAAAATATATATAATACATAAGTATTATTATATATATTTTTTTTACTGTCACTGACATGCTACATGAAAGGAAGAAATCATGCAACATGTTTCGTCTATCTTTAAGACTCTTCAGAGTGACTAACTTTGAACATCAAGTCTTACTTTCGTAAAGTCTTTATTGGTAAAGAAACCAAAGAAACCAGTAAACTTGTTTACTAATTGTCTCAATGAAAGTTTATCATTCACACTAATCTCATCAATAACTTTCTTACCTTGAGTTTGTACTAATACTTCTTGAGTATTAGATGCACCCTCTTGAACAAGAAACTCAAGTCCTTGTATATCTGCAATCATCTTATGAGTTGATGATGCTGACATATCAAAAGGTGAGCAAGTCATCTTAATTTTACCATAGGTAAAAACTGTATTGCCATTATCATTCGTTGTAATTAATGGTGTTTCTGAGTAGATTTTATTTTTTGCTACTCGCAAAATTAAGTTGTCAGTTGCCATGTTATTATCCTTTCATGGTGGTTAATGTTTAATATAATAAATAAATATATATTACACAAGTAATAATATATATTTTTTATTAATGTTGGTAAATCGCAACACTTTTCGCATTGAGATTTGAACCACTACAAAGCACACAGGTTGTGCATGTAGCTCGTCTTCCAGCCTCTTTGGAGGCAGGGCAAAGCACTTCTTTTGTCTTGTCAAGCACTTCGTCTTTCTGCATAACTCTAAAGGTTCGTAGTCCTTTAGACCAGAATTTCTTTGACTCTTCGTAAGAGTCAGCACTCATCATGCTGATATCACTTCTTACATCACAACTACTGTTGTGAGATTGATGTGTATAGCTTGTATGTTTCTTAGCTTTGCTAAGTAAACTATCCCAGATGTAGCTAGGTACTGCACTAGGGTCACCATACGTTCCAAGTCTTACGACTTGATTATCGCCTAAACTTTGTATGTCTTTGTGGTTGTTAACCACTGGATAAGCACCTTTCATTAATTGTTTATAAACAATTAAAACACCTTGGGCTAGATTGACATAGCAAGTTCTGCCTTTAGCTTGTTTTCTATCTGGTTCAGTAGTAACTGAACCTCTATGCTTACAACTACCACAAATTGAGTAGTCCTCGCCAGTTTTACTGGCAAGTCTTGGGTCTATATCACTTCGTATGATATAGGTTTGTGCCATGTTACCAGTCTTTTTGTTCAAACTTTGTGGTAAATATACCACACTTATTGACTTGCCATCTATCAAAGACTTGCCTTGATAAATGACAAAACCTTTAGGTTTTTTGTTATTATTCAGCATGTTCAATCCTTATCTTTTTAATTCTTGTTGCAAAATCACTATTAGAAATCTCATAAGCTGTGCTTTGTATTTCATGATTTGTTTGTTTATACAAATCTTTGTAGTAATCTTCTAATTCCCAACCAAAATCTTCAAGTCTATGACCAACTTCGTTGGTTAATTTATCTATATGTTCCAAATCTTTTTGGATAACTTCTAGTCTTTCATCAAAGCCATCTGGCAATGTTGTTTGTAAAACAATCTTATTTGTCATGTTAAGTCCTTCCTGTAAGTTGTTGTAATATATCACTACTACTTCCAAAAGAAGTAAGTAGTAGTAATATATAAGTTGTTATCGTTTAGCAATTTCTTGTATGATATCATGGATATCATAAATGTCATCTACAAATTTATTTGTATCACTACCTTTTGCTTTAATGTGATGGAAATAGTGACAATGTTTTTTTAGAGTCTTGCAAGCAGACTCTAATTCTGCATTGATAGTTTCTTGATTGTTTTTGATATGCCTATCAAAATCAAAGTTTAAATATCTTTTTTCCAAAGATACAAATCTTTCAAGCCATTTTCTTTGAAAAGGTTGCATACTAACTTCAGTTAGTAAGTCTTCTGGTTCATAAGCAATAGACAAGAAACCATTGTCAGATGCCCATTGTTCATAGATTTTATTTAAAAATTCTAAAGTCATAATCAAGTCCTTTCAATTAGTTTTGATAATTCATTTATCAAATCTTTAGTGTCTAAAAAACCTTTGACACCTTCACTGTCAAAAGCCTCATTCATAATTATAAAATCGCTATTTAGTACAGCAATCTCAACTTTTTCTCCATAGTCTCCATAGACTATGCCTTGCTTGTCATAGCCATTATCTTTTTTATTTTGAGCAATAGAGATATACCTGTTACCAGATATTGGCAATACAATGTTACTTGGTTTTGACATAGTCAAACTCCTTTCTTCATTAATTTTTGAATTAGTTCTTTACATTCTTCAATGAGTTCATTAACGCTACTACCTTCAGGCGTGTATCCTAATTTTTCAATTAAAAAATCGCATACTTCCATAGTCTCTTGTAAATGCACTATCATTGCTAGTTTCTGTGACTTGTCAAAAAGTTTTATTTTATTCATAAAAAAGTCCTTTCAATTAGTTATTAAAAATAACTACGAAGTTGCTCTTTAACACCTATATGCTTTACACTTACTCAAGTCCATAGGACTTGTGGAATTTAGCACAGGTGGCATCATCCTTCGTAGCCAGTTTATAACTACGAAGTTGCTCTTTAACACCTATATGCTTAGCACAGGTGGCATCATCCTTCGTAGCCAGTTTGTAGTATATACAACTACTACTTCTAAGAGAAGTAAGTAGTAGTTATATATAGTTTTTTGTTTTGGTTGTCAACGATTAAGTTAACTAAGTAGTATATAACAAAAATATATATAATACATAAGTATTATTATATATATTTTTGTATACTACTATAGGATTGGGGAAATGAGATAGCATTGAATTTATTACATAAATTGTGATTGAAAGAGTCTTATCTTACTCTTTCTTATTGATATCAAGAGACTCAAGAGACTCAAGAGACTCAAGAGAGAGTCTAAGACTGTCAAAGAATTGACATAAACTGTCAAATAAATGACATAAACTGTCAAAGAATTGACAGAAGTGTCAGATAAATGACATGTCAAAGTTTTGACACCACTAAATCTAGGCAATTTTACTGCAATTAAGAATTATTCGCAGTGCAATTAAGAATTATTCGCAATAAATGTTCTACATTTGTTCCCTGTCAAAGTTTTGACTGTTCTACTTTTGTTCTATGTCAAACTTTTGACACTAAGAGGGGGGAGGAAAAAAAACAGGGGGGTGTGCAATAATATAAAAAAGGGTACCCCCAAAAAAATACCAAATAAAACCATAATGTACTACACAATTAGTGGTGTACAATAGGTGGTAGCCAATAACAGCAGCAACTACTACATATATGGGGGGAGTTCTAAAGAATTATGGGGGGAGTTTCAGAATAGTCTATACAATATTGAGCACGAGAGATGCAATAGAGTTATATAGACTATGTATCACATATTCTAGTGATACTTTTATTATGTCTCCTCAGGGGTTACCTTTAACCCTGGAAAACTTAGTAGAAGTATAGCATACTTTTTTAATTCTGGCAAGTTATTTTTTAATTTGTTTATAATTTAAACTATGTTATAATACAAACTATGAAAAAAGATAAACATCTTCTATATGCTCACTTAGATGATAGAGGTTTACGTGACCTTATAAAAGAATTAGCATCATATCGTAAGAAACCTAATGCAGGTAGGGACTTAATTGAGATGAGACGTGAGTATATGCGAAGATGTGAAGAAAGGAAACTAAATATGGCTGAGAAAAAAGCTAAGAAATTACCTGAAGGACAAAAAGTTGAGATGCTCCAAAGAGCACAGAAGAAATATAATTCTTTTGCAAAGAATACTTTACCTAGTGGATTGTCTCCTATGCAGGAAAAGTTTTGTTTGGAGTACATTGCAACAGGTGACACCTTAACTGCATGGAAAGCAGCAGGATATAAAGACTGTAGGACTGAAGCAGACTCACGTGCAGAAAGTAAAAGACTTTTAAAGAATGATAAGATTGAAGAAAGATGTAATCAGATTAGAGAAGATGCAATAAAAGATGTAGGTCTTAATATTAATGAAGTTGTAAAGAAGTTTATGAAAGTTTATGACAGAGGTATGGAAGAAAATGATTTAACAAACTCTAATAGAGCAATGGAGTTTATTGGTAAGCACATGGGTATGTTAATTGAACGACAAGAAATTAAACAAGAGGTAACTAACAAATCTCCTGAAGAATTAGAAAGAGAGATTAAACATTACGAAAATGTTGTTAAACTTGAAAGTGGTAATAACTAAAATTAATTTATATCTATTTTATATAATGATAGGTATAATATTTAGTTGGCTTATATATATAGTTAGTGTTTCAATTTGGAATACATTTTGTAGAGGTTGTCCTGCTACTTGGTATGTAGATAATGTTCAACCTTTATTACCTAAACCTAAAATTATTATTGAAGAAGATGATGAAGATTGGGAAGACAGTGAATTTTAAATGGCATATAATCACTACCACAATAAATACTATAATAAACAAATTAAACCTAAACAGTATAAAAGTCCAGTTGTTATGTGGACTTCTAAATTGGTTCGTAACGAAGAGGGTGAAGAAAGTTATAAAAAAAAGTGATAAGTGAAAATTTAATTAAACTTAGAGAGTTATACTTTCAAAGAGCAGTACAAAAATCTAAAGATAGCTTCCTACATTTTGTAGGTTTATTTGCTCCTACTCTTGTACCTGATTGGGTAATGGGTAAACATATACAAGTTATCTCTGAGAAATTACAAAAGGTTGAGAGTGGTGAAATAAAAAGACTAATGGTCTTCTTACCTCCACGTTCTTCTAAGTCAGTAATCTGTTCTAAGTTATTTCCTGCATGGTATGTAGGAAGACATCCACAACATGAATTACTTTGTGTCTCACACTCTGACCAACTGGCTTCAGACTTTGGTAGGTCAGTAAGAGACTTAGTTAACTTTGATTTATTTAATAATGTTTTTCCTGAAGTAACCTTAAGAAGTGATGTAAGAGCAGCAGGTAAATGGAAAACAAATGCAGGTGGAACTTATTATGCTGCAGGTGTTAGAAGTCAGATAGCTGGTCGTGGTGCACATGTAGCAATCTTAGATGACGTAATGTCTGAAGAAGATTCATTCTCTGCTACAGGTAGAAGATATGTAAAAGAATGGTACCCATCAGGATTAAGAACTCGTATTATGCCTAATGGTTCAATAGTTATTATTAATACTCGTTACCATGAAGATGATTTATGTGGTTGGTTACTAAGACAAGAATCACAAGTTGAATTAGAAAACAAATGGGAAGTTATAAAAATACCTGCTTGGGTAGATGAAGATACAAGTAAGTTACTAAAGTTACCTGTAGGGTCTTCTTACTTTCCTGAATGGAAATCAAAAGAAGTTTTAAAGAATGATGAAGAAGAAATAAAAGCAAGTAATGGTTCACGTTATTGGCAATCATTATATATGCAAAATCCTGTGCCTGATGAAGGTGGTCTTATTAAAAAGAAATGGATTGAATGGTGGGAGTATGATGAGCCACCTGAATGTAATTATATTATACAAACATATGATACTGCATTCTCAACAAAGACAACTGCTGACTTTAGTGTAATACAAACTTGGGGAATCTTTGAAGATTTAGAAACAGATTCTAATGGTGTTGAAAGATGGGTATCTAATTTAATTTTATTAGGAAATGAACGAGGAAGATTTGATTATCCTACATTAAGAATGAAAGCACAAGAACTCTATGATTATCATAAACCTGATGTATGTATTATAGAAAAGAAGGCAAGTGGACAATCACTAATCCAGGACATGCGAAGAGCAGGTCTGCCTGTTTTGGATTATATACCTGATAGAGATAAGACTGCAAGAGTATATGCAGCAACCCCATTAATGGAAGCAGGGAGAGTCTGGTTGCCAAAAGGCAAAGAATGGAGTGATGATTTATTTAGTGAAGCAATAATGTTTCCTAATGGAAGACATGATGACCAAGTAGATGCAATGACAATGGCAATACATTACATGAAAGAGTCTTGGAATTTAACTCATCCAGATGACCCTGATTATGATGAAGGTTATGAAAGAAAAAAAAGAGTTGCATACTGGAAATTTTAAGTGTATAATATAAATCATTAACAACTGTGAAAGAGTAATATGGCAACTGAAAAAAATCCCTTTGAACCTATTCCTGATATAGAAGAAATTACACAGGACAATATTGAAATAGAAGAACAAGATGTAGCTCCTAATCCTGAAAGTGTTATGATGATGGATGATGGTTCAGCAGTAGTAGACCTTACAGGTAAACCTGCTATGATGTCTGAAGAAGAAATGGAAGGTGGTCATTATGATAACTTAGTACCTTTCTTAGAGGATGCAGAGTTAGATGATATAGCAAGTGAAGTCATTGAAAAATATACAGCAGATAAATCTTCAAGAGGAGAATGGGAACAAACATTTGAAAGAGGATTTGATTTACTAGGATTAAAATTAAAAGAAACTTCAGAACCATTTGAAGGTGCATGTACTGCAGTTCACCCACTCTTAATAGAGTCAGCAGTGAAGTTTCAATCTAAAGCATCACAAGAATTATTTCCACCAGGTGGTCCAGTTAAATCTCAAATAATTGGAGTAGAAACAGCAGATAAACAGCAACAAGCAGAACGTGTTAAACAGTTTATGAATTATCAAATAACTGATGTTATGCCTGAATACTTTCATGAGTTTGAAAGAATGTTATTTCATCTACCTATTATAGGTTCAGCATTTAAAAAGATTTATTATGATGCATCTATAGATAGACCTTGTTCAGAGTTTGTACCTGTTGACCAGTTCTATGTTTCTTATCATGCATCAGACTTAAGAAAAGCTGATAGATATACACATGTTATTTTAAGAAACCCAAATGATTTAGCAAAAGATATTGCAGCAGGAGTCTATGAAGATTTAGAATTACCTGAAGCAACTTCAGTTGACCCTACAAGTATGTCAATGAAAGTTGATGAGATAATGGGTACATCAATTCCTGAAGATACTGACCCTCAATATACTTTATTAGAGCAACATTGTTATTTAGATTTACCTGAACCTTATGGGGATGAAGAAGGAATTGCTTTACCTTATATTGTTACAGTTGAAGAACAATCAAGAAAAGTTTTATCTATAAGAAGAAACTATAATGAAGATGACCCAAAGAAACAAAAGAAGATGTTCTTTACTCATTATAAGTTTGTACCTGGTTTTGGTTTTTATGGTTTAGGTCTTATACATTTCTTAGGTAACTTAACTATGACTGCAACTGCAGCCATGAGAAACTTAGTTGACTCTGGTCAGTTTGCAACATTACCTGCAGGATTTAAAGCTAAAGGTGTAAAGGTAGTTGGAGATAATGAACCATTAGCTCCTGGTGAATTTAGAGATGTAGAATCTACTGGTATTGATTTAAGCAGAGCCATTGTTCCATTACCTTATAAAGAACCTTCTAATACATTATTTCAGATGTTAGGTTTTATTGCTGGAGCTGGACAAAAGTTTGCAGACTCTACTGAAAAAGTTATTAGTGATTCAACTAATTATGGACCAGTGGGTACAACTATGGCATTACTAGAAGCATCTAGTAAATTTTTTAGTGCCATACATAAAAGAATACATAACTCTCAGAAAGAAGAGTTTAAGATATTGGCAAGGATTAATTTTGAATCCTTACCTGACCAATATCCATATGAAGTTCCTGGTGGAAGTCCTACAATATTTAAACAGGACTTTGATGGTAAGGTTGACGTAATTCCTGTCAGCGACCCAAACATACCATCTAGTGCACATAGATTAATGCTTTCACAGTTGGCATTACAACTCGCTAGTCAAGCACCCCCAGGAAGCTACAATATACAAGCACTTCATAGAACTATTTTAGAAGCTGCTAATATGCCTAACTTAGATATGATATTGCCACCACAACAACGACCACAAGCACTTGACCCTGTATCAGATATACAAAATGCAGTAAAGGGTGTACCTATTGCAGCTTTTCCAGGACAAGACCATATGGCACATATTACAGTTAAGACTGCATACATGTCTGACCCTATGAATGGTGGTAGTCCAATTATGCAAAAAGTTAGACCAGTTCTTGAATCAAATATAAAAGAACATATGATTATGAGATACCAAGAACAAATGAATGGAATGGTAAATGGAATGGTATCAGGAGTTGCAACTGACCCTGCAACCTTACAACAAGTTCAGGCACAAGCTGCCCAACAAATTTCACAAGCTAACCAATCAATGGGTGTACCTCAGTCCCCAGAACAACAAATGGTTGAACTTGAGAAACAAAGACTTAATTTAGAAGAAGATAAATTAGGTCTTGAAGCATTACAAGAAGCTGCTAGTTTATCTGTTAAACAGCAAGAACTTGCACTTAAAGAAGAAGACCAAGGTATTAAAGCATTAAAAGAAGGTGCTGCTCATATCTTAAAACAAACTGAAAGTGAAAAAGATAGAAAAACTAAAATTGCAGAAACAACAATAAAAACTCTTGGGAAATTAGCTCAAGAAGAAATAAAAGGAGAAAACTAATATGAATAATAAACCAATTATAAGTGGTCCAGGACCAGATACTTTTGGAGACTCAAGTAAATTAACAACTGAAAACTTTTCTATTAGAGCAAAGAAAGCAGTTAAAAGACAAGACCCAGGTTATTCTTATCAACCAGCAGGTGGTGGTAAAGTAAAAGGTTAAATTATTTATGGACAATATTCTAAAAGAAATTGGACATGAAATAGATAAAGAAATAAGTCAGATTCAAGTAATGTTAGGGGATGGAGTCTGTGAGGATTATGCCCAATATAAACAATTAGTAGGTACTATTGTAGGTTTAAAAAAATCTAAAGAACTTATTAAAACAATATATACTAACATGATAAATGGAGATGATGATGCAGACAATTAAAATGCCACAAGCAATTAAAAATGATAGATGGACTAACAATGATGAATTACCTGACCCTACAATATTACCAGAGTTACCAGGTTACCATGTACTGGTTCGCCCTGTTTCAATAAAAGATAAAACAAAAGGTGGTATTATGCTACCTGAATCTGTTAAGAGTGATATTGCTTATTTAACAACAGTAGGTAGAGTATTAAAGATAGGAGATATAGCATATAAAGATGATGATAAATTTCCTAATGGACCTTGGTGTAAAATAGGTGACCATGTATGTTATGGTAAACACACAGGTCAAAAACTTTTATATAAAGGAGTAAGACTTATATTATTATTTGATGACCAAATAATTATGAGAGTACAAAATCCTAAAGATTTAGATACAACTTATAATCTATCTAATTAAAATAAATAAATATTTTTAAAGGAGAAAGACTATGCTATTAACTAAAAAAATAATAAAGTTCTCTAATACATATTTTATAAAAATTCCTAAAGCTATGAAAGGTTTATGGGATTTATCTGAAAATCGTTGGGGATATAAAAAAGTAAAAAACAATGACTAAATTATGTGCAAGGGGGAAAAGTGCTGCGAAACGTAAATTTAAAGTTTATCCAAGTGCGTATGCAAATGCGTATGCTTCTAAAATCTGTGCAGGAAAAATTAAAGACCCTAGTGGAAAAAAGAAAAAAGATTGGAAAGGTTCTGCAAAAAAAATGTCTTCTGGTAAAACAGTGGGTAAACCAAAAGGTAAAGTTGCTAGGGGTTGTGGTGCAATTATTCCTTCTAGAAAGAAAACAACCAAGTATACTTAAATTTAAAAAAAGACCTAAGTTAAAAGATGATGAATAAATATACACAAAGACAATGGGATAGAACTGTAGGTTATGGTAAAGTTCCAGATAAATATAAATTAAAAGAAGAAAAAAAGAATGGTTAAAAAGGGTGGACTTAAAAAATGGTTTAAAGAAGATTGGGTAGATATATCTACAGGTAAACCATGTGGTAGAAAATCTGCTAAGTCTTCAAAAAGAAAATATCCAGTCTGTAGACCTAAGGCAGTTGCAAATAAAATGACTGCTTCACAAAAGTCATCTGCAGTTAAAAGAAAAAGAAATAAAACTAATGCTGGACCTAAACCAACTTCCATAAAGTACCCTATTAGTGCAAGTGGGAGGAAACAAAAAACAAGAAGGAAAACATAATGATAGACCCATTTACAGCCTTTGCAGCATTAAAAGCTGCCAGTAGTAGTATTTCTACTGCTATAAAAGTTGGTAAAAATTTAACTTCAATGGGTGGTGCAGTTGCTAAGTGGGCAAAAGCTGAAGCTAGTTTACAAGTAGTTGCTAATCATAAGCCAGGAATGTTTGGAAAATTAACTGGTGTTGAGCAGAATGCTATTGATGCTCATTTTAGAAACGAAGAAGCTAAAAGACTTCGTGATGAAATGAGAGAACTGTTTGTTCTTTATGGTTCTCCAGGTCAATGGGATAGATTGCAAAGTGAGATTGCTGTTGAAAGAGCACGTCAAGCTGCTGCAGTTAAAGAACAACTACGAAAGCAAAAGTTACGACATAATATTATTATAGGTATTGTGTTAGGAATTATTGGTTTTGGTTTAATAACTTTAGAAGTAATGTACTTGAAAGGAATGTTATAATGAAGAAATCTAAAATGGGTTATGCTGGTGGCAAGAAAGTTAAAATGGGATATGCTGGTGGTAAAAAAGTTAAGATGATGAATGCAGGTGGAATTATTTCAGGTCCTAGATGAGTGAACTAATATCCAACATACCTTTTTTTAGGTGTTGGGTAAGGAAGGAGTTTACTCATAGTCATCAAAAATATCATGGGGAATATTTACATGGACTAGCAATTGCAGTTAATTGTATGCCTGATAGATGTTTAAGTTTTCAAGTTGTATTTACAGGTTGTGAAGCTGAAGAAAAAAATTTACATGGTGGTGCTATGTGGGCACGAATGCCAATCACAGGTTTAATAGGTGATATACCTTTAGACGAATGGACACCACCTATGGAAACACACTATGCTCAACCTTGGGATTGTCCAAGTCATAATCATAGTGTGATTGTTATGGACAGAGTTAGTTCAAGTCCCTGGATGTGTAAAGTAAATGGAGAGTTTTATACTGGTAAATATTATTTTACTGTAGACTTTACAGGGAATGCAGTGGCAGATGACCCTGCACAACATAAACAATCTCATGTATTACATTTAACTTCAGGACCATATAAAGGTGCAATGGTAGCTTTACCTAATAATAGAGTTAGAGTTACAAGTCCTGCAATGTGGTCAGCAGGTGAAGGTGCTCCAGATTTTATACCTTCACAATATAAACATACTGCTGAATGTCATGATGATTATATGGATGTTAATAAAACATTTGATAATTTATATAATGGTAAAAATAAAAAATGAATGAAAGAACAGTTAAAGGTATAATTGCTGGATTAAAAAAAGCATCAAAGCTACATGCAGCACAAGCTAAAAAATTAGAAAAGATGTTAAATAAAAAATAACTCTTGTATCTCAAAGGGTTGTATAGTATTATAAATACTTTATAACTTTACGTAATCGTTTGGTTCGTAACAAATGGAGATAATATGTCTAAAGAACAAGAAACATGGAGTAAAATAGATACTTCAAAAAAAGAAGATACAGAAGATAAAGTAGATTTTGAGGTTGAAAAACCTTCAGTAGATTCTAAAGCTAAAGAAATGGCAGAAGTTGTTAAACAAGAAGTTGAAGTTGAACAAGAAAAGCCAGTTGAAGAAAAAGTAGAAGTAGAAGCTAAAGAAGAAACTCAACCAGTTGAACAAAAGTCTGAAGAAGAAAAAGCAACTGAAGGCATTGAAGGTAAACGTGCTGAAAAAAGAATCAGACAATTAGTTCGTCAAAAGAAAGAACGAGAAGAAGAGGTTCAATCACTTTTAACTAAACAAAAAGAGTTAGAAGAAAGATTAAAAACAACTCATGACTCTCAGTTTGATTTAACTAAAACAAGTATTGAGTCTCAAGAAAAAGGTTTAGAAAATCAATTAGGTTTAGCTAAACAAAATTATTTAGATGCTTTTGAAAAAGATGATAAGAATCAATTATTAAAAGCACAAGAAGCATTAAATGAAGCTCAAATAAATTTAAACACAGTTAAGAATAATAAGGTAAGTTTTGAGAAAGATTACGAGAGTTACCAAAATAGAATTAAACAACAACCCTTACAACAGGCACCTCAACAACCTCAACAACAATATGACCCTAAGGCAGTTGAGTGGGCAGAGGCTAACGAATGGTTTGGGAAAGACAGAGTAATGACTGCAGCAGCTTTAGCTGTAGATACTCAGTTAAAAGAAGAAGGTTTTGACCCATCAGATGATGACTTTTATAAAGAAGTAGATTCAAGAATAAGAACTACATTTCCAACAAAGTTTAAGGATGAGTCACAAGTTCGTCAGAAGGCTACGTCAAGTCCTTCTCAAGTGGTTGCAGGAACATCTCGCACTCCTGCTTCTAAAAAAATTAAGTTAACCCAAGAAGATGTTAGGTTAGCTAATAAATGGAATATACCACTTGATAGGTATGCCAAAGAAAAGGCAAAGGTTGAACAAACCAATGAAGAATATACCACAATATCAACAATGCGAAGGAGTTCATAACATGGCATTAACTAAATTAAAAGCAACACGTACTGAAGAAACTAGAGAAGCAACTTCAAAAAATGAAACGTATTCGTTTGAAGAAAAAAGTGCATTAGACATACCTGAAAATGTTCTTGAAAGATTTCATAGTCAAGGCATGGCATTAAGATGGATTAGAATATCTTTAGATGGAGAAGACGATTATAAAAATGTTGGTAAACAACAAAGAGTAGGGTGGACTTTCGTTTCCCCTGAAGAAGTACCTGAGTTAGCAAACTCTTCTTTTACAAGAGATGAGGGTCGTTATAAAGGTGTAGTTTCTAATGGTGACGTAGCATTGGCAAAAATGCCAAAAGGTAAAGTTGAAGCTATGACTGAATATTATAGGAATAAGCATAAAGCACAGGAACAGGCTGTAGAGAAGAATCTTCAAGCAGCTTCTGATTCTAAGATGCCTATAACTAATTCTAGCAAATCCTCTACAACAAGAGGAAGGGAGCCTCGCTTCCAAAGATAATTAATATAAATGTATAACAAGGAGAATATATATGTCTAAAACAAAAGGACTCTTTGGGTTACAGCCTTTAAGACAGTTAGGTTCAGGATATAATACTACAGGTTCATCTGAGTATAATATTGCAAACACTTTATCTGTTAATATGTTTAAAGGTGATGTGGTAACTATGAACAATGGTTTCATTCAACCAATTGCAACAACTACTGATTATATCGTAGGTGTTTTTCAAGGTTGTTCCTACATTGACCCAACAACTAAACAACCAACCTTTAGTTCTTTTTATACTGCTGCTACTTCAAGTGCAGTAGGTAATCCTAAAGCATTTGTTGTTGATGACCCTGCAGCTACTTTTATGGTACAAGCAGATGCATCAGTAACAATTGGTGATATTAATTCGCAAAACTTCCCAGTAACACTAGGAGCAGGAAATACTATAACAGGTATCTCAGGCTTTGGTATAAAGGCTGCAGGAAGAGCGACAGCAAGTAAAGCATTAAGACCTCTTAATGTTATTAACGAACCAGGCAATTCACTTTCAGGTGTAGAGGGAGCTTTCCCTAAAGTTGAAGTTGAAATTGTACAACACTGGTCCAAACGTTATGCAACAGCTTAATATAGGAGAAATAAAATATGGCTATTAATAGAGCAAGTATTGCTAAAGAACTTCTCCCAGGTCTGAATGCTGTTTTTGGACTTGAGTATGGAGACGTTAATGAAGAACATAAACCTTTATTTGAAGTTGAAAATTCAGATAGAAGTTTTGAAGAAGAAGTATTGTTTACAGGATTCGCAAGTGCCCCAGTTAAAGCTGAAGGCTCTGCTGTTTCATTTGATACAGCACAAGAATCTTTTACTGCTAGATACAACCACGAAACAGTTGCACTAGCTTTCTCAGTAACTGAAGAAGCTATGGAAGATAATCTTTATGATACTTTCGCAAAAGTTCGTGCAAGAGCACTAGCAAGAGCAATGGCAAACACTAAGCAAGTAAAAGCTGCTAACATTTTTGTTAATGGTTTTACTGCAGGTGATACAGCTATTGGTGATGGACAAGCTTTCTTTTCAGCTAATCACCCAATCGTAGAAGGTGGAGTACAAAGTAACTTACTAGCTGCTGCTGATTTATCAGAAGCTGCATTAGAAGCTGCTTTGATTGCAATTGACAAAACCAAAGATGATAGAAATATCCTAGTTGGTGCACAAGCTGTGTCATTGCATATTCCTACTGACCTGAAATTTACTGCTGATAGAATATTAGCATCACCAGGCAGAACTGCGACAGCTAACAACGACATTAATGCAATTAGAAACATGGGAGTAGTTCCAGATGGTTATTTTGTAAATAGAAGATTTACAAGTGTAAATGACTATTTCATTAAAACTGATGTTCCTAATGGTACTAAGATGTTTGTTAGAGTTCCATTACAAACTAAGATGGAACCTGACTTTGATACTGGCAATGTTAGATTTAAATCAAGAGAAAGATATTCTTTTGGTGTGTCTGACTGGAGAGGGTTTTATGGCTCTCAAGCAGCTAGTTAATAAATAAATAACATATATAATAGGGTCTCTTATGAGACCCTTTATATTTATATAGGAAGTATAGATGACCAATTTAACTACAATAAGACATATAACAACTTCAGCAGGTGATTCAACAGCAGTTGGAGCTGCTTTTCCTACAAGAATTAGAGGTTTTAATGTTTTAAATTCAAAGGATACAATAGGTACATTTGAAATAAAAAATGGTTTAGCAACAGGAGTTACTGATTCAAGGATTAAAATAAACATAGCAGCAGGTGGTTCATTAGATACTTATCTAGCAGATGAAGGTGTTAGATGTGATACAGGTGTTGTTGTAAGTGCAACTCCAAGTGTCTTTGCTACAATTTATTTTGGATAAATAAATGCCTGTAAAGAAAAAAAAATCTAAAGGCATGGGAATTAAAACAAGTGTTAAGTCAGGTAATTTTTTATCTACTAGCAAGGGTGCAGGTATGACTAAGAAAGGAGTAGCTGCTTATCGTAAAGCTAATCCAGGTTCTAAGTTAAAGACTGCAGTTACAGAATCAAAACCTACAGGAAAAAGAGCAAAGAGAAGAAAATCATTTTGTGCACGTTCAGCAGGACAAGCCAAGATGCATAACATTAGTTGCAAGAAAACTCCAAAGAAAAGAATTTGTGCAGCTAGACGTAGATGGAAATGTTAAATGGCAGATTATACAACTTTAATTACAGAAATTTTAAATACAACTGAGAATGATGCAGTTGAGTTTATAAATCAATTACCTAATATTGTTAATCGTGCTGAAGAAAGAATGGTTGATGACTTAGATGATTATGGTTTAGTATCATATACATCAGTAGCAGTTTCTGCAGGAAACAATATCGTTACCTTACCAACAGGTACAAGAATTGTAAAGAATTTTAATGTCATTACAGATGGCGAGAGAACAAATATATTAGTGAAGACTGATGAATACTTAAGAGATTATTGGACAGTATCAGCTTCAACAGGAAATCCAAAGTATTATGCTCATAAAGATAATACTAATATAATGATTGCACCTACACCTGCATCAACAAGTAATGGTGAGATAGTGCATGTTAGTAGACCTACTACTTTAAGTTCTACTGCACCTTCTAATTATTTTACAAACTTTTGTTATGATGGTTTGTTTAATGCATGTTTAGTTGAGAGTTATATCTTTATGAAGAACTTTGAGATAGTTCCTCTCTTTGAACAAAGGTATCAATCTTCTATTAATATTTTAAGAAATAGAGCCAGAAGATTTAGAAGAGATGATATGACTGCTCCATCAAGTCCAGCAGGTGGAGATGATACAATTATAGACAGGAGTAACTAATGACAAAAAAAAAGCAACCAGTACAACTAGATTTATTTTTAAAAAAAGATAAATATAATATTAATGGTGATAATGTTAAACCACAAGATTTATCAGGTTATATGGATGAACAATATAGCAGAGCAAATAATCATGATACTCGTGGTTCTGATAGATTAGAAGCTAGAAAGAAATTAGTTAAAACAAAAAAAATTTTAAAAATAAAATTAGATGAAGACGATAAATCTATTATTAAAGATAAAAATAAAAAAATAAAAGATAAAATTAATACGAAAAATAAACTTAAAAAACTACATACTAAAGCTTCAAAAATGGCAGGTTTTTTAACAAAAAGAATGGGTGTAAAAGGTAAAATATTAAATAAATTAATTTCTGCAAAATCTCTTAAAGGAATTGGTGATGTAACAAATGCAATGGTTAAAAAAGTAAAAAATAAAAAGTCTAAGTTTACTGGACCTCTTATTAAAAAAAAATCTGGTGGTAGATTAAATAGTGGTACTTCATTTATTAGTAGTTTGTATAAGGATAAAACGTAATGACAATAATAGTTAAAAAAGGTTCTAAAAAATTATATGATAAATTTATTAAAAAATTAAAAAATAAAAAAGAAGCTGATAATATTACTAAAGAAAGTAAGTTTAGTAATTTAAAAGAAACAAAAAAAAGTGCAAACAGTATTCTAAAATTACATAAAGATGGGATAATAAATGAAAAAGATGCTATGGAACTAGCTGAACTAAGTGGTGATACTGTTAAAAATAAAATTAAAAACAAACTTAAAAGAGGAGTTCTTCTTTCTAAAAATCAATTAGATGATTTAAAAAAAGTTAAAAAAACTGTAAATAAAAAAGTTGGTGGTAGATTAAATAGTGGTACTTCATTTATTAGTAGTTTGTATAAGGATAAAACGTAATGGCAATAATGAGAAGTGATATATCTCAACAGATAAATAAACCTGGTGTAAAGAAAAAAAGTAAACTTAAAACATTTTTTAAAACTATAGGTAAAGGTTTACTTAGTCCTGGAGCAGTTGCTTTTGAAGCTATAATGCCTAAAGAAGCAGGTAGAGCAACTTTATTTACTAATAAAGAATTAAAAGAAATAAAACGTAAAGAAAAAGAAAATGAAAAAGCTATTAAAAAATATATGGGTGGTACCCTAAACAAAAGGAGTAAATAATGTCTAAAGTTAAAGCAATAAAAGCAGCTAAAAAATATGTTACAATAGGATTTAATAAATTATCTAAAATAGAAAAAGATGATGTTATAAAATCTATGAGTAAATTAAAAGACTTTGCAGGTAAAACTAAAAAAGAAATTAAAGATGTTTTAAAAAAAGTTTATAAAAAAGATGTGACTCCTCCAGTTAAGTTAAAGAAAATACAAGCAAATAAAGATAGACCAAGAAAACCTTTATTTGATTTAACAGATAGAATGAGAGGTAGGAATAGAGAAGTAAATATGCTTAATAGAGTAACACCTAAACAACAACCTACTGCAAAAGATTTTACTTCAGAAGGAATTAATAAACAACTTTTAAAACTTCAAGATGAAGCAGGTGATGGAATGAATATTGTAAAGAGAAAAGTAGGAGGTACACTTCGTAGTACTCGTGGTTATGGTAAAGCTAGAACACCTAATAATTAATTAACAAAGGAGAAATAAATGGCAGACAACAAAACACCTAAAATAAAACTACCTGGTATATTAGGTAAAGCAGTATCAATGACAGCATCTGCTATTGCTAATAAATATACTGGTAAAAAAATATTTGATTTATTTAAACAAGCAGAAAATAATAAAACACAATTAGGAAAAGCATATCAACCTCTTAAAAAAAAATTAGCTATTGCTAAAAATAAAAGAAAAAGAAATGTGAATTTAGAAGATGCTGATAGAATTAGTAAAAGTAAAACTGGTAATGAAGTCTTTCAAGAACCTTATTTAAAAAATATATCAGTAAGAAAAACTGGTGGTAAAGTTAAAAAATATAAAACTGGTGGTTTAATCTCTGGTGGAGTGCCTCCTAAAAGAAATAAATAACTATGATAAAATATTTACAAAATGCTCGTAAATTAGCTAATACAATTCCTGAAGTAAAAAGATGGTTAAACTCATCTGCTAAAAAAACTAAGGAAGGATATGATAAATTAATTTTAAAATTAAATAGAGATACAACTCCTAAATTACAAGGAAAAAGAAAAACAATACGTAAAGAAAAAAAAGAAAATAAAAAAATAGTAAATGATATAATAGAGGATGCAGCTAATATAGATTTAATAAAAGCTAAAAAAAATATAAAAGAAAAATTTAAATATGTACCACCAACAGCTAAAGGTGGAGAAGTAAAAAAACTTAAAAAATTAAAATCTGGTGGCAGAGTTGGGAGCTGTAAAAGTTATCGTGGCTATGGTGCTGCAAGAAAAGGTTAAATAAATGACAACAAATTCAACGTCAGGTACTTATAATTTTAACTTAGAGATAGGTGATATTATACAGGAAGCTACTGAGATGATTGGTGGTGAGATTACTTTAGGTGAAGAACCTAGAAGTGCCAGACGTTCTATTAATTTAATTTTAAATGATTGGCAAAATAGAGGTGTATGTCTTTGGACTACCAATACTACAATCGTAAGTATTGCTGCAAGTACAACTGCTATTAATTTAGGTAATAACATTAGTGATGTTATGCAAGTTGTAATTAATAGAGATAATACAGATTTAAATTTAACTCGTATATCTTATGAACAATACTTAATTCTTCCTAACAAAGGACAGACAGGTAGACCTTCACAGTATGCAATTAAAAGATTAGCAGATAATGTTGAGTTATATATGTGGGCACTATCAGACCAGAACACTGATAAATTAAAAATTGAAAAGATTGATTACATGCAAGACGTAACAAAGTCAGCAGTACAAAATGCAGATATGCCTAGAAGATTTTTACCTTCACTTACAACTGGACTTGCTTATTATATGTCATTAAAAAGACCAGGAATAACTGAAGCAAGGGCATCTTTTTTAAAAAAAGAATATGAAGAACGATTAGCTTTTGCTATGACTGAGGATAAAGAAAGGGCATCTTTATATATTACTCCACGTATAAGTAGTATATAATGGCAACAGGTAGAAAAGCTTTAGCAGTTTGTGATATATGTGGATTTGTATATCCTCATAGTTCTATGAAAAGAAACAGTTATGGACTTATAGTTTGTCCTACAGATTTTGATGGAGCTTATGATGAAAAAAATCATCCACAGAATAGAGCACCTGATGTAAGTGATAACCCTGCAATAAGAGACCCTAGACCTTCTCCTTCTGAAGCTATGACTGATTGGGAAAATCAGAATACTAAATGGGAAGCGACAACACAATTTTGGAATATGGTGAATAATAACAATGCCTGATTTAACTGGAACACAAATATCAAATACCTATAAAAGATTAATGCAGGTTAATGTATCTGCAAACTCAGGTATTACAACATCCTTACAAACAATTCAATCTGGAGATAATTCTAATACTCCTCTTCAACTTTCAAACTCAACTTTAAATGTTAATGGAACTTTTGCAATAGGTGGTGTAAACCTTACAGCAACAGTATCTGCTATAAATGCTATCTCAGATATTTCAGGTGGTGTAGGTTATCTTGTTGTATCAGGTACAAATATTTATAATAGAACATTTTCTGCAGGTCCTAATATTACAATTACAAATGCAAATGGTGTTGCTAGTAATACTGGTATCGCATTAACAAGTGCAGTTGCTACTAAGTCTTTAGGAGCTACAACAGTTTCATGTTCAACATTAGAAGTAACAGGAAGTATAAATGTATCAGCAGTAAGTGTTGGTACGTTTACTGCAGTATCTGTTAATACTTCAGTAATGAAAGCAGCTTCAGTTTCAATTGCAGGTGGTGATGCTACACTACAAACAGGAAGTATTGCAACCTTTGCAGCAACAACAGTTGCCTGTTCAGTTCTTGAGGGAACAACAGGTACATTTACAGGAGTAGTTTCAGCAGCAGGTTTTGCAGGAGATGGTTCTCAATTAACTAATGTACCTTCAGCAGAAGGTGGAACTGTTAAACGTATAACTGCAGGTACTGGAATAGGTATTACAGTTAATGGTNCAACTTCAACCTCTATACCTGTAAGTGGTACAGTTCTTATAAGTCCTAATCAATCATTTGGTACAGTTTCAGTTTCAACAGGATTAGTAGTTCCTCAAGGTATTGCAAGATTTTCAATACCTGTTAGTGGTACAGCAGCAACATTCACAGGCAATGTATCTGCTGCAAATGTTTATGCATCTACAAATGTTTTTGTAGCTGGAACAGCAGTACCAACAGGTGCACAAATTGCTGCAGTATCAGCTTTAACTTCAGTAAACAAAGCTGACATTGCTACTAACGTAGCTGCGATAACTTCAGTAAATTCAGTTGTAGCAGCAGTATCAGCATTAACCTCAGTAAATAAAGCAGGGGTTGCAACTAATGTAGCAGCTATTACTTCTGTCAATAGTAAGATAGCAACAGTTTCAGGAGCACTTGCAACTTCAATAGGTAATACAAATACAGTTTTAGCAGCAACGTCAGCAGCTTTAGCCACGTCTATAGGTAATAGTAATACAGTTATTGCAGCAGTCTCAGTTTTAACATCAGTTAACTTAGCTAAGATTACATCTATAAATTCAGTAATAGGGAATGGTTCTGGATTTGCAACAGATGCTGAACTACAAGCAGTGTCTGCTACAATGGCTACATCTATAGCAAATAGCAACACAGTCATAGCTGCAGTGTCAGTTCTGACTGGAGTTAATCTTGCTAAGATAACTTCAATTAATTCAATAATAGGTAATGGCACAGGGTTTGCTACAGATGCAGAATTACAGGCAGTATCTGCAACAATGGCTACGTCTATTGCAAATAGCAATACAGTAATTGCTGCAGTATCAGCATTAACTTCAGTAAATAAAGTTGATGTAGCTGCAAGGTTACCATTATCAGGTGGTACATTAACAGGTATCTTATCTGCTACTGATGTATATACAAGTGCAGTAGCAATTGGTGTTGATGCATTATTAGGTAAACAGTTACATATAGGTACAGCAGCAGTTGCTGACATTGTAAGTTTAACTGATGGTACAAATATAGCAGTAAATTTAAATGCAGGTCAAAATTTTGCAGTTCAGTTAGGTGGTAATAGAACATTATCTAATCCAACAAATTGTGTAGCAGGACAGACAGGAAGTATCTTTGTGATACAAGATGGCACAGGAAGTAGAACATTATCTTTTGCAGCTAATTATAAATTTTCAGGAGCAACTGCTCCAACATTAACAACAACTGCAGGGCAAACAGATAGAATTGATTATATAGTTTTTGCCTCTGCAAACGTACATGCAATAGCAACTTTAAATGTAAGTAC